CTCGACGAGATACCACGGCACGACGACCTTGGCGCCGCGCTTCACCCACCGCACTTCGTCGTTGATGGTGATGCACAGCGGGTCCGGCTGGCCCGGGCGCTTCTGCAATGTGAACTCGCACATCAGCATCTCGCCCTTGGTGTTCGTCTTCAACATCTTGCCGTTGTCGACCACTTCGACTTCCTTGTCGATCTGCGTGGTCAGTTCCTTCGCGACGTTCGCGACCAGATTGGCGACGTCGTCCTTGCGTTGCGCTTTCGATGCCATTGCGTCCACTCCCTGAATTGGGCGGAGTCGATTCCCACGAGGATTCGTGGGCGGTCGCTCCATCGAACTCCCCGGGGCTCGGTTTTTTCAAGACTCCGCCCCGGGGACACTGCTGTGCGCTTATCAGGCGCCTATCGTTTACGCGCCACCAATCACGTTCGTGAGATAGGTGGTGCTCGACGGCAGCACGGCCAGCGGCGTCGCATACGCATCGACGTTGGTCGCGTTCCAGTTGGTCGTCGCGGGAACCCAGACTGCGGTCGCGCCGTTCACAACCTTGAAGACCGCAACCGGGCAGTAACCTTCCAGCGCGATGTCGGGGATCGCACCGTCACCCAGACCGTCACGGCCAGCGCGCGAGATGACCTGCCCCGCGTACGTGCCTTGGATCACGTACGACGTACCGGCCGAACTGAGAACCCACAGGTAGTACACCGTCGTGTTGATCGGCTGGCTGTAATACGTGTCGCGGCCGGTGACGGGGTTCTGGAGCGCGGCGAGCGTGGCGAGCACCTTGTCCGTGACGTCAGCGACGGTGAGTGCAACGCCGTCGATGTCGTACCGGATGATGCCATCCGGCTCGGAAACCGAGTCGAACGTCGCCGTGGCGTCTTGCAGGTTCACGAGCGCGCGGGAAACGCAGCGCGTGCCCAGCAAATTGCGGAGGGCCTTGTATTGAACGTCAGAAAGTTTGCTCATTTTGCTCTTCCTCTATGCGCCGTCAGAGGGCATTCCTCTGAAGAGGCAGTTGCCCGGCCCCCAAAGCGGGGACCGGGATGCTACTCAGTGCCCTGAACGATCTTACGTGTTCAGGTTGGTCGCCAGAACTTCGAGCCGGTACATCCAGTTCTCGTTCAGGCGGAGGGCGGTGTACCAATACTTCGCGCCCACGACGTCACGCTGGTCGAGCGGATCGCTCTTGTCGCCACCAGTGTGCACGAACATCTCGACTGCCTTCGCACCCTTCAGCGGCACGTGCCCGTACGCGCCACGACCGATGAGGATGATGGGGTAGACGTCGTTCGCAGCGCCACCGGCCGCAACCATGCCCGCCGTCGAGGCGGTCGTCGCAGCCAGAATCGGCTCGGCGTTGACCGTCAGGATGAAGCGGACGTTTTCGACCGAACCCAACTCGTACGGGCTGATCGTCTTCCGGCTGCCGTACTTCGCGACCGGGATGAACCCCGACAGGGCACGGATGTCGTGCTCCAGATCGGTGTGACCGAACGCGACGTACGACGCCTCGACGTTCCGAGTGTCATAGTTCACGCTGGACGACATCACGTCGGTGATGAACTTCGCGCGCTGGCTGTTCAGAACGCGAACGGCCAGATGCAGCTTGTTCAGCGACAGCGCGGCGGTCAGGCCCAGACGGGTCGTACCGTTCGCGTACCCGACTTGCGTGCCGGCCTTGATGACACCCCAGACGATGCCTTCGACGGTTTCTGTCGCTTGCTCGCCAAGGTTCTTCGAGGCTTCCTGCACAACCGGGTCTTCGCTCAACTCGCGAACGCGATCCGAACACTCGACGACATCACCCCACTCTTGCATCGTGGCGGAGACGTCCTCGAACTGCATCGTACGGGCGGTGGGCGTGACGCCTTCGGCCAGTTCGACGGTCAGCTTCGGAAACGGGATGGAGCGCCGGAACTTGATGGTTTCGGCCTTGTTCTTGGGCATCGGCTTCGTCTCGCCGAACTTGGCGAAGACTTCTTGCGGCTCCGCGTGCTCAAGGAAGACCGACGCGGCGTAGACGTTCGTGCGTTGTGCTACGCCGGCAAACGTGGTTTGAGGCATGGTGTTCTACCTTATCTGTTGCGACTTGCGATCCGCCGGTTCGACTTGTCCGCGTAGAACGCGAACAGTTGATCAGCGTCACCCATGTCGACGTTTTGGTTGGGAGATGCGTTTCTTCCTATCGGAGCCTTCGCACCCTCGGCCTGTGCACCACGGCGGGCGGCCAGCTTTGCAGCCTCGGCGGCCTTCACGGGATCCACGGGCACTGCGGGAACAGGCGCAGGCTTCGACTTGAGCGTGTGTGCGTCGTACAGGTCGAACAAGGCAATGGCGTCCGCTACATCATCACTGGAGGCCAGCTTCTCGTACGTCGGGCTCGACGACTTCCACGCTGCGAATTCAGGTGTCGCAACCTTCGTCCTCCAGCCGGCGTGTACCGCTTCAACAGCGTCCCAAGCCTCGGAGAGAAAACGGTTGCGGCGTTCTTCGTGCACGTAGGCTACCATCGCCTCGACGTCGGCGTTCTTGCCCGGTTGGCTCGCAGCGAACCGTGCTTCGATAGCCTTCGCGATGTCGGGGTAGTCTCCAACAAACTGCGTCCACTCGGCCTTCTGCTCGGCGGATTGCTCCGCTTGGACTTCGACCGGGCGCTTGCCCGCAGCTTCTTCGTACTTCCGCTGGTATGCGGACATTCTGCCGGCCATGCTCCGGTTGTCGTTCGCCAACTTGTCGGCCCTCGCCTTCTCCGCCTCGGCAGCCTTGAAGCGCGCTCTCGCGGCCTCACGCTTTTCCTCGGGGATCGCGGCGAGGATCTCCTCGTCAGGATCAACTGCGGCCGGCGCGGCATTGGCCGCCGGCTGCTCCGGTGTGGGCGCAGTGACGGGCGCTGCCGATTGCTTATCGGAGTCCTCGTCAGAATGCCCTTGCTTCTTCGCGTCGATCTTCGCTGCTTGCGCGGCGAACTCGGCCTCGTAGTCGAATTCGGGTTCGAGCGGTGCGCCCTGTGTGGGCGTCTCAACCACTGCATTCGGTTCCGGCGTTGCGACTACGACTTCTTGATCGGCCATGTTACCTTCCCCCTTGCGTGAATGACATCCCGCTATAGCGCGGGCCGTTGACGACTGGCGGTGCAGCGTTCAGCAACCGCCTCACTTCTTGGATCGCACCGCGCGTGGCCTGCGTCTCGCGCTCGCCCAGCGACGTGCTCTCCACCTGATTCCTCAACTCTTCGAGGCGCTCGGTCAGGAACGCCTTGACCTGCTGCCCGGACGGCGTCTCGAAGTCGATGGTCTTGAAAACGCTCGACATCAGATGCCAGTCCCCATCTTCGACTTCATGTCAAGTTCAGCGTTGAACTTCTGGATCCCGGCATCGGTCGTGATCTTGATGCCGGCCAGCCGCGCCTGAGCGTCCTGTACCGAGATGCCAGCTTCCTGAGCCATACGAGCGATGGCGATCTTCTCTGCGCTCGCCGTGGCCTCGCGCCGCGCCGCGATCTCTTCGCGCTTGACGTCGATCTTCGCTTGCTCCAGCGCAGGATCCGGGCCTGCCGGGGCTGCTTGGGGCTGCTGACCAGCCTGCGCCGCCGCTGCGGCCTGTTGCTGTTGCTTCTCAAGGTTGGCCTTGATCTCGTCGTCGGAGAGGAGGATGTCAGCGATGCGCTTCGCCTTCAACGCCTGCTGGTACAGCTTCTTCATGTCCGTGTACGGCTGCCACGTCGGCTGCATCGCCAACTGCATCGCCATGTCGAGCGCCTGCCCTTGCTGCTCCTTGTCGAGAAGCGTAGACGAGCCGCGAGCGATGGCGCGGAAGTCACCCTTGATGTCATCGCGCGGGTTGAACTGCATATTCCACTCGAAGAACCGCGACACCAGCGGCTCGGTCACGTAGTCGTCGTAGAACTTGACGGTGCGCCTGAGCACCACCGTCGAGGCGTTGTACAGGAGGGACATCCCCTGCGCCGTCTGCGTGATGTGCGGCGCTTGGTCGCCCTGCATGAGCAGCGGAAGCTGGGTCACGTCGTCCGCGAACCGGATCCCCAGTTGCAAGATGTTGTCCAGTTCAGCTTGGTGCGACTCGACGGCGAACTGCGCGAACACGTTCTGCACGTTCTGCACTTCGTCGCCGACGTACCAGATTTTCTTCGGCTTCATGTGGTAGTCGCCGTCAGCCGGGGTCACGCTGTTGATCTTGATGACCGTCTGCGGACACACCGACAGGCCGGCGTTGTCGTGCTTCATGCGCCATGCCGCGTTCACCGACTCCTGCTCGCCGCGCATCAGGCGCGGAATCCCCGTGCCGAACGGGCTGGCCTCGTCCTTGTCCGTGTAGCACACCGAGAACGGCATATCGCCGCTGTCGAGCGGGTTCAGGTCGACCTTGAGCACGACGCCCTCGCACAGCCACACCACGCCCGTGACCGTGTCCTCGTCTTCGAGCCCCATCGCTTCCGGGTCGAGCCCGGCCGCTTCGAGATCCTCGACGGTGATCTCACCGTAGTAGCGGAGCAGGCGGAACCTGTTGTCCAGAATGTTCTGCGTCTCGCTCAGATCCTTCAGTTCGTTCATCCACCGCAGCGTGCGGACGTTGAAGCTGGCGCCGCCCTCGATCACTTTCTTGGCGGCGTCCTCGATGAAGTTGAACCGCTTGGCGTACTTCTTGAACTCGGCCTTGTTGATCAGGTACTGCACGAACGCGAACTCCCAGCCGCCGGGCTCGTTGGCGCTCATGTCCGGGTAGAAATTCCAGCAATCCACCCACTGCACGCCCGGCCGCTTGTCGGTGTTCGGCACAGGAGTCCGCAACCACTGCTTCTTGCCCGGCGTCATCGGATCGTCCTGCGGCACCCATGTGATGCGCCACTCGTCGAGGATGACCGGCCCCATGATGATGCCAGTGCCCAGCCGCGCCATCTGCTCGATGGCCTTGCGCTGCACGCCGTTGTATCGCGTCTCCGCCAACTGGTCGTCGATCTCCAGTTCCATCTGCTCGCAGCGGTCCTGCGCCTCGTCCTCGATGCCCTTGACGAGATCCTTTTCCAGCACCGGGGCGCCCTCGGGCGTCGTGACGGGAGCCATCGTGCCATCGGGCTGCGGCGCCATCGCTGGCGCATCAGGGGTGGACGAGGAGCCCAGTTGCGCCAATTCTGGCACCGGAGTCGGCTGGAGCCCCCAGTTCTTTTCGTCCGTGGGCAGCACCATGTCCATCACGCGCGCCGCGAACGCATTCGTCTTCGGCTTCGAGATGTTCAGGAACAGCGAGCACGACTCGGCCTCGACCAGTTGCGACTCGACGCCCGGGTCATAGCGCCCGTGGTACTGGCGCAAGTCTTCGAGCCATCGGTCCTCGATGTACGTGCGCTTCGATTCGATCTCGGCGAACTTGCGCTGGAGCGCCTGCCCCAGCGTCGCCAACGTCGTCTCGTTCTTCAGCTTCTCGGCAAGAGTATCCTGCTCGGTCGCGGCAAGAGTATCCTGCTCGTGCTGCATGGGCTCGCCGCACTCAGCGCACGTATCCTCAGACTGCTCCGTGGCACCACAAGCCGGGCACGTGTCCGGCATCTCGGAGTCGGGGCGCCCGAACTCCGGTTGCTCGTCGTCGATGTAGGCCGGCTTCTCAGTCATGGGATCAGTCCAGTTCCATCACGTACAAGGTACCGCCAGAAGCGGATTGCACCGCCGACACCTTGTCCCCAGCCGCGCACGGCAGGATCTCGGGAGTGTTCGCCGCCAGAGCGTAGTCGGTCACAACCGCCGTAGGCGAGACTCCGATGCGGACGAAGCCGGCCGTGGTAATCATGACCCGGACGAACTTGGTGTTCCGGGCGTTGTCCACTCCACCTGTCAGCGTGGCGGCAGTGAACACGAGCCGCACCCCGGCGGTGTCGGTCGTCTCGTACGCATTCGCAGCCGTTCCGCCCACGAGAGCGTTGATGGGCAGCGTGGTCGCTGTCGCTGTTCCGGCCTCGACCTGAGTGTGGGCCGCAGCGCACTTGTAGTCCGTGTCCGGCGTGCCCGTATGGTTGATGGCCCGGCCAAGGTTGACCAGAGCGTTCGCGGCGCTGCCGGCGATGAGCACTTCTCCCTCGGTCGGACTCAGCGCGGACTTGAACGTGTACGTCTTGTTGCCGATGGTAACGGTATCGCCATCGGACGGTATCGTTCCGTTGCTCGTCAGGACCGTGCTCGCCTCGATGGTGCTGATCTCGTTGGCGATGGTGCCCGCAGTTCCCGTGTAGGCAACGGACTGACCGAAGCCATACTTGGGCAGGAACGCACGGCTGACAGGGTATCCGCGTTGGTCAAGGACTTGTGGCATGGCTCTTCTCCAGTTCGCTCTTCAGGGGTGAATGGTTACGACCGAATGATCCGCAGGGACTCGATGACCACGACGTCTGTGGCGTCGGCCTTCGTGACCGTGATCGCCCACGACCACGCGACACTTGTCGTCT